GAATAATGGGGCGGTCGCGGCCGCCCCGGTCACCGGCGCTTGCGAGATCCAGACTTACGACTCAGGCGGGACCCAGCGCTCCTCGCTCCTCACTGGCTCAGGTACCCCCGGGAGCTATGGCTCCAACGGGGACTTCTACTTCCGCCAGGACGGCGGCGCAGGCACACGGATTTACTTCAAGGCTGGCGGCGTCTGGACCGGTGTTGTATGAGCGCCACTGAACCTACCGTCACCGAGATCGCCGCCGCCATCCAAAAGGCGCTCGAAACGATCACGGGCCTGCGCGTCGTCCCCTACCTGGGCGACACGGTCTCGCCGCCGGTCGCGATGGTGGCGATCGAGAAGGTCACCTATCACGGTGCGTTCCAGGGCGGCGATGTCACGCATGAGTTCATCATCCACCTGATCGTCAGCCGCGCCAGTGACCGCGCCGGGTTGCAGAACCTCGAGGGCTACATGAGCCAGTCGGGGCCGAACTCGATCATGGCGGCGCTGGAAGCCGACCCCACCCTTGGCGGCGTCGTGTCCACGTCCATCGTCACGGAGTCCGGGCCGCCGTCGGGACTCACGATCGGGAGCGCCGTGTACATCTGGGTGCCATTTTCAGTGACCGCGCACGCTTGACGAGGAGGACTGATGGCGAAGTATCAGATCGCGTGCGACAACACGGTGCTGGGCCGCTTCGGCGAAGTCGTGAGTGACGAGCAGCTCGGGGGCTGCAACGTCGCCGCGCTGCTTGCCGGCGGTGCCCTGGTGCCCGCTGTCGACCCGAAACCAAACCTGGCCGAGAAGGCCACGAGCAAGAAGGAGTAAATGCCATGGCCATAACTGTCTTGACGAATGTTCAAGTCATTCTCAACAGTGTCGACCTATCCAACCACGTTACGAGCGTTTCTGTCGAGGAGTCCTATGCCGACGTCGACACGACCGCGTTCGGTCAGACGTCCAAGACCCGCATCGCCGGTCTCGGAGACCACAAGCTCACCCTCGATATGCAGAACGACCTCGCGGTGGCCTCGGTCTACGCCACGATCCAGCCGCTCGTCGGCTCGACGTGCTCGTTCAACGTCAAGACGCTGAACCAGGCGACATCGTCTGTGAACCCCGCGTTCACCGGCGTCGTCCTCGTCAACGACTTCAAGCCCCTTAGCGGCAAGGTTGGCGACCTCAACGTGACGTCGATCACCTGGCCGGTGTCCGGCTCGATCACGACAGCCACGACCTAGCCCTCAACCAAGGAGACACCGCCATGGCAAACATACTCACGCTCACGGTCGAGCACTCGGACGGCACCATCAACACCGTCCGGGTGCTGCCGGTTACCAAGGTCGCCTTCGAACGGCAGTACTCGTGCGGCATCGGGATGCTCGGGGACTCCAAGCGCGAGGAGTACGTGTACTGGCTCGCGTGGGACGCCGAGCACCGCCGGGGCATCGTCGTCAAGCCGTTCAACGAATGGCTCGAGGGCATCGTGGACGTCGACGTGGTAGAGGAAGCCGCCCCTTTCGTCCCGGATCCTTCACCGAGCGCGTCGCCCGACTCGCCGTTGTAACGGGGATCGACCCGCGGGCGTTGCTCGACCCCGACCTACCCGACGACTTCTTCGAGATCCTCTGGGACGAGGCTGTCCGGTACCACGGGAAGGGGTGAGCGATGGCGAAGACCGACACCGTCACCCTGTCAACCGGCGGCATCGGGCTCGACACGCGCGACTTCGCCAAGTTCGCCAAGGCGCTCCGCAAGGCCGACAAGGGGCTGTACAAGCAACTCCAGATTCGCCTGCGTGCTGCCGGCAGCGATGTCGAGGCCGCAGCAAAGGCCAACGTCGAACCGTATTCGTCGCCGGCCGTGACGAGCATCAAGACGCGCGTGTCTAGCGCGACGGTTGCCGTCGTGGCTGGCGTCGGTGGCGTCCCCATGGCTGCGCTGCTCGAACTCGGCAACAAGCCGAGCACTGGTGGTCGTGCTCCGGAGGGAATGTTCGCGCATCCGGTCTTCGGTGGCAGGAACACGAAACGCCCGAACGCGCCATGGCGTGACCAGCCTATGCACCCTTACCTCTTGCGAGCATTGCATGAGCACGCCCCCGAGGCTTGGGCCGCCGCAGTTGAGGCGCTCGACTGGGCCATCTTAGTTGCCTGTACCGACGAGGAGCTCTGACATGGCTGACCGCGTACTCAGGGCAGTGATCACCGGCTCAAGTGCCGGGGCAGTCGCAGCGTTCGAGGCCACATCCGCGGCCGCCGACAAGTCCGCCGGCAAAGTAGGCAAATCAGTGGAGGGCGAGTCGTCCAAGATCGGCGGCCTCTTCGAGAAGCTCGGAAATACCGTCGGCAACTACAGCACAACGGCCGGCAACGCCATCACCAAGATGGGCACGAAGTTTGACGACACCGGCTCCAAGGGTGAGAACCTCACAAACAAAATGGGGGCACTCGGCGGGTTGGTAGGGGTCGCCGTAGCCGCAGGTGCCGTAGCGGTAGTCGCCGCCGGCCTCGACATGGCCGAGAAGTACCAGGGGATCACGAACCAGATCGCGGCGAACGAAAACATCACGCAAAAGGCCGCTGCCGCGGTGGGCAACGCCTTCCTGGGGACGGCCGGCACCGTCACCTATTCTGGAGCGCAGATCGCCACAGCATTCGCCGGAGTCGCAGGCCAGGCCGAGGCCATCAACGGCCACGCTCTCGATGCCAAACAATCGCTGGATCTCATGAAGTCGGCGATGGACCTGGCCGAAGCAAGCGGGCAGAACCTCAACACGACGACGGGTGACGTGACCGCGACGTTGCAGGCCTTTGGCCTCGGGATCAGCAGCTCGCCTCTCGTCTCCAACGTCCTATATAACGCGTCCAAGGCTACCGGCGTCACCGTCGACGCGCTCACCCAGTCGCTCGTCAAGACCAAGTCGAAGATGGGCGACCTCGCCCCGTCCCTCACCGACTCGGCCGCACTCCTCCTCGACATGGCCAAACACGGCGAGACCGGCCGCGCGGCCATGTCTGCGCTCGGGACGGCCTTCAACAACCTCGTAACGCCAGCGGGCACCCTAACGACGGCGCAGCAAGCGGTCAAGGCCGCACAGGACGCGGCGAACGTCTCGTTCAGTAACGGCCACGGCGGCCTCGTGTCGATGCAGTCCATCATTGCTCAGGTGTCACCGCTCATCAAGGGGATGGGCAACGAGCAGGCTATTGCAGAACTGAAGTCACTCGGCTTTGGTTCTGCATCGTCGAAGCTCGTAGACACCATCAAGGCGGGACCGGCGGCGTTTGATGCGGACGCGGCCTCGGTCCAGCAGGCCGGATCGGCGCATAAGGCAGCCGAGACGGCGACGTCCGGCCTCAAGGACTCGTTCGACAAGCTGAAGAACGGTGTCGGCGACCTCGTGACCGCAATCGGGGTGAAGTTGCTGCCGATCGTCACCGAGGTTCTGAACTTCCTCGTCACACACAAGTGGATCCTCGGCGCCATGGGTGCCGCCTTCGCTGCCCTCGGGTTAACCATGTTGGCCTTCTGGGTCGGGCAGAAGATCCAGGCCATGGCCTTCTGGGTGGCGGCAACGGGCGGCATCGTCATCCTCGTCGCTGCCATAGCCGTCGGCCTGTTATGGATGAACAAGCACTGGAAAGAGACCTGGGACGCGCTCAAGGCCGTCCCCACTGCTGTCTGGCACTTCATCGACAACAACTTCATCAAGCCGATCCGGGGTGCGTTCTCCGACGTGGTGACCTTCATCAAGAAGCACTGGGAGCTGATCTCCGAGATCCTGCTCGCTCCCGTTGCTCCGGTGCTGGCGATCTTCCTGCGCTTCCACACGCAGATCATCGGGTTCTTCTCCGCCGTCGTGAACTGGGTGTCGAAGAACTTCGGCGGCATCGTCACCGACATCTCGCATGTCGTCACTGACGTCATCAACTTCTTCAAGGGTGGTAATACGCAGATAATCGCGTGGATCTCCGGCATCGTGACCTGGGTGTCGAATCACTTCGGGGCGATCGCCACCGACGCCGGCAACGTGGTCAACAAGATCGTGGGTTTCTTCACCAACCTGCCCGGCAAGATCAGGCAGGCCGTCAACACCATCGTGGGCGACTTCCTCAACCTGGGCCACGAGATATTCAACGCCATCGTGAAGGGCCTCGGGAACATCGGCGGCGCTATCGCATCGAAGGTCGGTGCTGCCGCCCACACGGCCCTCAACGACATCAATCCCACGCACTGGCTAGGGACCGGTGGCCTGGTGACCAAGCCGACGCTTGTAGGTGTCGCCGAAGCTGGCCCGGAACTCGTGCTCAACGCAACGCAGACCAGGCAGGTCATGGCCGGCAACGCCATCGGCGCCAACCCGTTCTCGTCCGGCAGCGGTAGCAGGGCGGCGACGAGCCACGCCATCGACAGTCACGACACCTACTACTTCACTGTTGTCAGCAACGATCCGCAGGACATCGTGAACAAGCTGCGGCTGTATATGCAACGCAACGGCGCTCTGCCGTTCAAGCTCGCGGCGGGACACTAATGACGACGATGACGACAGGCACGAAATATGTGCAGACCACCAACCCGGATGGGACGGTGACCTTCATAGCCAAGCCGGTGGACTTCGGCTGCTACACCACGGCGGCCGACGTGAGCGGCACGGCAGCGTTCGAGGCATCCGTGGGACCGATGCCGTGGCGGCTGGATTTCGGCGACGAGGGCGGCATGTTCGGGCCGGGCGGCGACACCTGGCCGATAGCGCAGTGGAAGGGCTGTGGTCGCAAGCTGCTGCTCGGCGTGCCGATGATCCCGAACTGCGCTCCAGGTGCGGCCGGCCCACTGTTCGCCGCCGTAGCCGCCGGGACCTATGACGCCGTGTTCAAGTCCCAAGCTCAGGCGCTAGTCGCCAACGGGTTTGGCGCGTCGAACTGCATGATCCGCCTCGGCTGGGAGTTCAACGGCGGTTGGTTCCCATGGGCGGCGAACGGGATGGCAGCCGAGTTCATTGCAGCGTTCCGGCGCATCGTCAAGGTGACGCGCTCTGTGATCCCGGGCTTGCCGACGATGTGGAACCCGACGCGCGGAGACCTTGGCGTGGGGGACCTTGCCACCTACTTCCCTGGCGCCCCCTATGTCACCTGCGCCGCACTGGATGTCTACGACACCCAGTGGCAGACGGGGGCGATTACAGAGCCCGCAGAGTTCAACTTCATGCTTGCGCAACCCTATGGGCTGGCGTGGCTGGTCAACTTCTGCAAGTCGCAGGGCGTCCAGTGTGGCCTCGGAGAATGGGGATTGTGGGCCGTAGGCACGCCTGGCACGAACAGCGAGCAGGGCGGCGGTGACGACCCGGCCTTCATCACCTCGATGGTGGCGTGGATCAAGGCCAATTGTACCGGCCCAGCGATCATTTGGAACAACGGGGCCTGCGCCTTCAGCAACTACCCGAACGCCCTGGCCGCGCTCAAGAAAACGGTCTGACCCATGTCATTCACCAGCTGGGACAGCCCGACCGACACCTGGGACAACCCGACCGACACCTGGGACCACCTTGGCGTAGCCCCGGTCGGTTCGTTCGTGCCGCCAGTGACCGTCTACATCGGCACGATGAATGGTGTCGGGGACATCGGCGACGTCTCGGCGTATCTGTCGGGCACGATCAACGTCACGCGCGGCCGGAGCCGTGAGGTTGATCAGTACACGGCAGGCACGGCGAGCTTCACACTTCGCAACGAGTCCCGCCTGTTCGACCCGAGCAACACGGCGAGCCCCCTCTATCCCGGCATCCTGCCGCGCTTGCCCGTGACGATCACCCTGGCTGGCAACACGATCTTCGGCGGGTTCGTCGATGACATCCAGGTCAACTACGAGATACCGAACATCTGCACGGTGGACGTCACCTGCATAGACGCGTTCACCTGCCTCGCCAACAGCTTCCTGCAGAACAGGACCCCGGCTGCGGAGCCGAGCGGCACCCGTATCTTCCACATCCTCGGCTATGCCGAGGTCGACCCCGCGGCGGGACACTTCGGCACGTCGCTCGACACCGGCCAGATCACGGTGTGCTCCCGCACGTTCGATCAGGTCGACGCCCTGTCCACCTGTCAATCCATGGCAGTAGCGGAGCAAGGGTTCTTCTTCTGTGACTGCAACGGAGTACTCCAGTATCACGACCGGTACTGGAATACCAGGCTGCTGGTACTAGCGGTGACCTTCTCCGACCTGCCGGCGGACATTACGAACGGAGCGATCGCATACCAGGGGATCACGCAGGGTAGCCAGGCGCTCCTGCTCTATAACCTGGTGACGGGGACCTCGTATGTTCCCGGCTCGACCTTGCAGCAAGTGGGCGACGCTCCCAGCCAGGCTCAGTTCGGCGTCCGCACCCTGCAAATGGGCTCGCTCGAAACGAACTCGCTTTATGACACCTCCGACCTGATTCAGTGGATGCTCAATCGTTACTCTCAGCCGGAGATCCGGTTCGCCACGGTCACGGTCGAGCTCCAGTCACTCGACCCCGCGCGACTCGCCGCAGTCACCGCTCTCGACCTCGGCAGTGTCGTGACAGTGAGACGCACGCCGGGCGGGACTGGCACACCGGCGACCATCACCAAGGTCGAGCAGGTGGACCAGATCGTCTATGCACTCGACGTCTCGAACAGCACGTACACGCTGACGCTGACCTTCTCCCTGTTCGACCCGCGCTCGTACTTCACGTTGGACTCCGCGGTCCTGGGGGTTCTCGACGTCAACCAGCTGGGCGCATGACCCCGACCCCGACCAAGGAGCAATGATGGCTTTCATCGTGAACCAAATACTCAGGGCCGCGGAGATGAATGCCCTGCAAGCCTCCATCCCGCCACCTACCCAGGTCGGTGTTTTCGCCGTCGGCTCGGCACTCCAGGGCTCGCCGCCCGCCCCATCGGCCGGAGGCTTCCTGCTCCAAGGCGGCGTCGTGCACTCCTTCGTCCTCACGGCAGGGCAGGCGCTCTTCACCTTCCCGACAGCGTTCCCCAACGGTCTGCTCACGTTCGTTCTGACGAACTTCCCACCGTCGCCGGGTGACCCGAACTCCGACATCGTCATCGGCATCGCCGGCGTGCCGAACACGACCAATGTCGACATCTACGGCTGGAACATTCACACGGACACCGGAGCGGGGTCGATCAACTTCACCTGGTTAGCGATCGGGTTTTGATGCTTGCCCGGATAGCGGTCGGCGAAGGTACTGCCGCCTACAACTGGATCTACATTGTCATCGGCGTCGGCGGGATCATCGGCGGCATCGTCGCTGTGAACCGTTGGCTGTCGGCGCGGGCCATACGCGAGGACAAGCTCGACAAGTTGCTCACTGAGGTCGCTGTGAACGGCGGTGACTCGCTCAGTGTCGGCGACACCGTGGCGAGGGTCGAGGCCAAGGTTGATGCGCTCATCGTGACCGTCGCCGTGCAGAAAGGGCACACGGACGCTACCGAAGATGAGATGTTCCGGCGCCTCGGGACACTAGAGTCACGCAAGCAAGTCATGGAGCGGGTCGCAGAACATGAACGCGCCGCGAATGGGGGGGGGGCGTTAGTGCCTCCCGCCATTCCTCTCCCCGTTAGCTGATGCTCGCCTGGCAGATCGTCCTGATCGCCTCGGTGGCGATGGTTGCTCAGGACATCCTGGGCACGATCCTCGTTATGGCGGAAGCCAACGAGCGAGGCTGGTTGGCTGGATGGTGCGACGCGGCGGCTTGGTGCGTCTCGATCACGACCGCGACGTTGTCGATCACAGCCTTTCAGGGCCACGACTGGCCGCTCAAGATTGGGATTGTTGTCGGGGTGAGCATCGCCAATGTGGGGGGCACCAAGGTCGGACAGATCATCGGCTCGCACCTGATGACCTCGGTGAAGATGCGGACCCTGTTCGCTAAGGGCGACGTGCCGGTCCTAACCATCAAGGAACGTGTAGCCCTACTCGAAAGAAGGAACCCGTGAACAACCTTGCCCCGGCACTACAACTCGCCATACTGGCGCTGGTGGTGGTCGTGATCCTGGTACTGCTCAAGGTCATCTAATGAAGTGGTACAAGACGGTTGAGGTTCACGGCCCCGAGGAACTGGAGACCCTGCTTCACGAGATGTTCGACACCGAGTGGCGCCTGCATAGCTGGTCGGCAGGGACCGCCGACCGCATCGTTGTCGTGTTCGAGAGAAGGAGAGGGGAATCATGACCACGGAACTGCAATACGCCGAGCAACTGGTCAGCTTTGGTGAGGCCCAGGACGGCAAGCCCTACGTGTATGGTGCCTCAGGACCGAGCGCATGGGACTGCTCGGGTCTGACGATGATGGCCGCCGCGTCCATTGGCGTCCCCATGGAGCATGGCTCGGCCGCCCAGTTCAACATCCCGCAGGCACCAAAGGTCACGGGCGCCCTGCAACCTGGCGACTTCTCCTACTTCTGGGGTGGGGAATCCTCGGGCCCGCGGCCGGGACACGTCGGCATCTTCGTCGGCGTCATCAAGGGTGCCTACACAATGATCGACGCTTACGACGAGGCGCAGGGCGTCAGGTACAACACGTTCGCTCCGGTTGTCAGCGAGGGTGCCGGGCTGTCCTACATGGGCTCGACGCGGCCCGCGCTGTGGGGCAAGTCTCTGCCGCACCCAACCGAGCCGACGTTGTTCCTCCGCACGCCCTACATGACCGGCGCGGCTGTGGTGACGTGCCAGCGACGGCTCATCGTCCACGGAGAAGCGGGGTCACTCGGTCCGTCCCAGGCCGATGGTCAGTTCGGTCCCTGCACGCGCCGCGCCGTCGAGCTGTTCCAGTTCGCAGCGAAGCTCACGGTGGACGGCATAGTCGGCGCACACACGTGGGGGAAGCTGCTCGCATGATCGTCCCCGCACACGAAGTCACGCGCAGGCTCACGGAGGAGATTTTCTACCCCGATCACGACCCCCGCACAGCGTCCGAGGAGTACCGCAAGGTCCACCACCACCTCGTCTATGACCTCGATGAGGCGTGCTGGATCTGCGGCGTCCGTAACTCGACTCTGAAGGATCCCGCACAGAACCCCCGTGGGGCCAAGCAGATGGAGACTCACCACTCGGTTTGTGAGTGGGCGCTCGCCAATGCCGTCGACCCTACGCTCGTCATGGGCGACTTCCCCGCGATGGGCGCCGCCGACGAGCCGCACCTGCGCGAGTGGCTTGACAGCGAGGGGAATATGCTCGTGTTGTGTGACGTGTGTCATAGGCACGGCATGGCCGGCGTGCATATGATCAGCTACCCGGCATGGGTTGTGCAGCGCTACCTCGACAGCCACGATGTGACTACGAAACCCCCCAGGAACGACGCATAACGCAGTAGGCGTTGCCACGGCCGCAACCGTAGGGCCAATATCGTGCCCCTTAAGCAACCGTAGGGCCAATATGTTGGCCCTTACACGCCAACCGATAACACAGCCCCGCGCTCACTGTGGGGAGCGTTCAGTCCGCGATGAATCTGCCCCACGGTGAATGTTTCCCTACGGTTGTGTCAGGGCGTCCACTCGCGTTCGCTGTGAGCTAACATCCACTATCACTAATGTTCGGTGCATCACCGAACATTCCCGTTTAGAGTCCTTTAGAGTTTTCGACCCGCCAACTCGATAGCTCGTCTCACCGAGCTGAGTTGTCGCTGACGTCGCTAGGCGTGCGGCTAACTGCGGGTGCCCGAGGGAAGTGAGCGTCCGGCCGGCGCCCTCGGGAAATCTCTCGGGCCATGCCCGAGTGCCACGCCTCGGTCCCCCTGCCGACGCGTGGCCCTGCGTACTGGATACGTAGAGCCGGCAGATCGCCTTGGGATCGTGGTCGGCAACTTCTATCCCTCTGCCAAGGAGAGGTTAGTGACACATGCGCTTGCTGATCTGCCCACGCACATAGTCGTCCCCGACACGCAATGCGAGCCGGGCATCCCGATGGATCACCTGACATGGATAGGCCGTTACGTTGTCGACCACTTTGCTGGCCGCGAGAGCGTGAAGCTGATCCACCTCGGGGACCACGCCACGATGGCATCCCTGTCCTCATATGACAAGGGCACCAAGAGGGCGGAGGGAAAGCGCTACAGCACGGACATAGCAGGTGCCAACCTAGGATGGCACCTGCTCAATGAGCCCCTATCGGACTACAACAGGCACAAAGTCAAGCTGAAGGAGAAGCAATGGTGGCCCGAGCGGTACATCACTCTCGGGAACCATGAGAACCGCATCACCCGGGCGACCGAGGCAGACGCACAGAACGACGCCTACTCGCTCGACCATCTCGACTACGAGTGTAGCGGGTATACCGTCGTCCCGTTCCTCGAGGTGCTGAGACTCGACGGGCTCCTGTACTCGCACTACTTCGTGAACAACGCGAACAGCCGGCCGCTGAGCGGGATGATCGAGACTCGCATCAAGGCGGTTAGCGCGTCGTTCGTCCAGGGTCACATGCAAGGGTTACGCACCGGCATGTTAGAAACGCTCGGCGGCCGACGACGGGGGATCATCGCAGGGAGCTGCTATCTCCACGCCGAAACCTACCGCGGGCCGCAGGCGCAGACCGAGTGGCGCGGGATTCTTGTGCTGCACAACGTTCAGGGTGGTGACTACAACCTCATGGAAGTCGACCTTTCCTATCTCTGCCGGCGCTACGAAGGCATAACCCTCAGCGAGTTCATCGCCGAGAAGTACCCCGACAACTCGTGGAAGCCGTGAGGTGAACATGGCGCTGATACACGTTTTCCGTGAATTCCCGACATCTTGCACAAACGGTCAGATGTCGGATTTAGGATACATCAATGTATCATACGTCGACGTATCATGAGCGCCCGACAGCGCAAGGTCAAGCTGCCGCCGATCACCGTCTACTGGATCGACTCGTGCGGGCCACCTGACATCTGGATGGACATGCGGGAAGTCACGGTCATGCACTGCCCCCAGGTCAAGACCCGCGGCTACGTCCTCAAGGAGACCAAGCGCGCCGTCTGGATCGCAGGGACCGTCACCGAGCACGGGCAGGTTGGCGGGGTCGTGATTATTCCCCAGGTGGCGATTCTCAAAAGGGAGGATCGATGACCGGCTCCGAAATGTGCGTCTGCGGACACCGATACGACGAGCATCACATCGTTTACTGGCGCAGCGGGCAGGCCGCCGATGAGTGCGAGTTCTACGGGTTCAACGAAAATGGGGGCTTAATACTTGATGAAAGCGGCAAGTGGGTCGACCACTGCCAGCGCTTCAGGCTCGCGTCATGACCCCCGAAGAGAAGGCCCTGCGCGCCATCGCCAACCTTGCCGCCCAGCGCGACCAGATCGGCGACGCCGACGGCCTGCGTCTCCTGCTCGTGTGCATCTCCCAGGAAGTGCAGCGGTCGGGGCTGGACCCGATCATCGTGGATTGCATGTGACACAAGCAGCTATGCAAGCGGAAAGCCTAATCCAGCGATCACGCGATGTGGGTTTGGCCCGTCCTCGCGTAGCGCTTTCGCCCGTCCTCGCGTAGCGCTGTCGCCCGATTCTTTACCAAGTCCTCAACCAAGGGAAAGGTTAACCATGCCAAAGACCATCAACTGGTCGCTCGTAATTGCCGTCGTGTCAGGACTAGCGGGGGTTGCCGGCTCCGTGATCACCCCCATCTACGGGGCCGCGCTAGCCGGACAGGTACAAGCTGTACTGCAGGCCGTCTCCGGGCTGCTCGTCCTCGTCGCCGGCTTCCACGCTACGGGCGTCGTCGCTGCCGCATCCAAGGCCAGGTACGCCGCTGCAGTCAAGAACGCGGCAAGGCGGCCGTTGTCATGACGGTCCCTGCTACCCGTCACGGACTACTCGGCAAGCTCGAGCCCGTCAGGCCGAACATCGGCGAGTTCAAGTCCTACTTCACGGAGGCGCTACCAGCGCCCCCACCGTCGGCGCACTATGGCTATAGGGTCACCCTGGCCGGCGTTCCGTGGCAGATGGACGCGAACGGTCCCGACCCGTCGGTGACCCTTCCCGGTGTGCCTCCCGGCTGGGGTGGCTGCGGAGACTGCGTAGTCGCGGGCATGGCGCACTCGGTGACCATCGCGAACTTCTGGGAGGGTGGAGTCACCAACCCGGTCCCGTCGGCCAACACCGTCGTCGAGACCTACTGCCAGCTTCTCGGGTGCACGCCCGAGGCACTGTTCACCGACCCCGATGACTACGACGCCGGCCTCGACATAGCGAACTCACTTGCGGCGTGGCATACCTCCGGCCTGTTCGGAGTGAAGCTCGGTGCCTACGCTCCCGTGGATTGCACCAACGTCGCCGACATCAAGACCGCCCTGTACCTCTGCGGCGGACTGAACATCGGTATTCAGGTCCCGCAGAGTGCTGAGGAGCAGTTCCCGCACGAATGGACGTGGGTCCCCGGTTCGCCGATCCTGGGCGGCCACGACGTGTTCCTCACTGGGTACACCGCCGACTACGTGGCGCTCGTGACGTGGGGTCGCCTGATCCAGTGCACCTGGGAGTTCTTGTTGAACACCATTGACGAAGCGTGGGCATTGGTCAGTGCCCAGGCCGTCAAGCACGGCAAGGGTCCAACGGGTCTCCTCGTCGGCAAGCTCGAAGCCGACCTCAGACAGCTCTAGTCCCCCTCACATCTCCCAACAACCGGCACCCTCATGGGGTGCTTTTTCATGCCCCTAGAAAGGAGCCAGTAATGCCACACATCATCGCCCGCGCCAAGGGCAAGGTATTCATGCCCGACGGGACCGAGCAAGACTTCGGAGTGCGGTTTCCATTCCGCGACCCCGAGATTGCGAAGCTCGCACTGACGGCGGAGGAACTGGACGCCTACATGGCGATCACGTACACGACCGCGGCCGTGGCTACCGCCATGCTCGCGTGCATCACTACGACCGGCCTGTTCATGTCGATCCACACGGCCAGCCCGGGCACTGGTGGCGCTAACGAGATTGCCTACTCCACCGGTTACACGGGCAACCGTCCGGCCATCGCCTGGGCCGGGTTCTCGACGGACCACCAGACGTCCAACAACACGCAGACGTATCCGCTGCTCGCCATCCAGGCCAGCGGCATCCCCTACTTTGGGCTGTGGACCGCGGCGACATCCGGCACGTACCTCACGGGTGGGGCTACGTCTGGTCTCACTGGCTCAATCCCCTCGGGTGCCAACGTCACCTTCACGTCCAGCGTGACATTGACCCTGGCGGCCTAATGCCCACAGAGACCGAGGTTGGCTTTAGCGCCCTCGCCTCCGGTTCGATCGAGATCCCCAGCACCGCGGCAGGTGTTGGGGGTTTTATCGAAGCCACGGCCGAGGGGTCGTGGTCGATGCCGGAGCAGTCCGAAGTCCAGTCCTGACCGAAGGGCGGTGAGCCGTGGCGAACTAC